AAGATACCATTAAGCCGATCCTGATGAATATCGAGCAGAAGATCAATGAACAGATCATGCCGATATATGACCCCAATATCTTTTATGCCTTCCCCGATATTGTCCCTACCGATAAGGCATTCCAGCTGGAAGAGAACACCGCACTGGTTCATATCGTGAAGACCGTGAATGAGATACGCGAAGAGATGGGCAAGGATGAGGTGGAGGGCGGAGATAAATTGTATCGGCCTGCTAACCTGATGGAATTAAACCAAGCGACCCCGCCCCGCCCGGATGGGGGGCAGGGGCCGACACCTGACGAAGAGGATGAGAAAGCGAAGAACATGACACCGCTGGAGCTTGAGAAGTTCGCTAAATTACTGGCGAAGCAGCTGGTAAAAAAGAGGGCTCCGGACGCGACGAAGACCTGGCAGGAGGATTTAGCGGAAGGGTACCAGGATCAACTGACTAAAGTATTAGTAGAGAGCAAGGTTAAGTTCTACCGGGAAGTTATTGCTCGGATGAGTAACAATCCGGGCGGCAATCCGGGAGCATGGATCGGGAGTGGGACGGCATTAAAAACATGGCTGTATGATGAGAGCGAACCGCTGGTAAAATTATACGAGGAAGCAGGCCGGGAAGGGATATACCGAGTTGAGCAGAAGTTACTGACCGAAGAGGCAACCGGGAAGGGAGTAGAGAGAGAAAATAAGGCGCTCGGGGCGGATAGTTTACCGCCGGATGAGGTCAATCCCATAGCAGTATTCGATGTTGATAATCCGGAGACGCAATCTCAGATAAGAAAAATCAGGCGGGGTTTCTCAGTATATCCGATTGATACTGATATTAAGCAGTTGCAGGATAGTTTGGCGACTGGCATAGAGGCCGGGGAGAGTCTTGGCGATTTGAAGGTACGAGTGGGGAGAAGCTTCGGGCTGTTAGAGATGACCCCGGAGGGAGAATACAAACTCCGTCCGAGTGAATCATTTAAGGCCAATAGGATAGCCAGGACAGAGACATTGAGAGCGTCAAACTGGGGCGCATTAGAGGGTTGGAAGCAGAGCGATGTTGTGAAGGGCAAACAATGGATTAATGGCCCGTCACCTTGTGAGTTCTGCGAACCGATGGAAGGGCGGGTAGCAGATATCAATGCTAACTATTTTGATGAGGGCGCGGTAGTACCAGGCAAAGACGGGGGCGAAATGACCCTGGATTATAGTGATACTCCCGCTCCGCCACTTCACTGTAATTGTATTTGTGCGCTGATACCAATAACTTATACCGTAGATGAAGCAAAGGAACGTAACGCCCCACTATTCAGACTTATAAATTAAAATGCCGAGGAGGCAAAGTATGAAGAAAATAAAAGATTTAGTAACACAGAGAGTAAAGCTGGCAGACGTATATCCGGGCAAAGCAAAAGAACTGGGACTGGGTAAGGATGCGGAGTTCGTGAGAAAGTTCTTTGTGGCTAAGTCAATTGAGTATACTGAGGCTGATGATGCTCTTGTTGGAGTGATATCGACCGCGACAATGGACCGGGACAATGAGATCCTTGACCCGAAGGGCGCGGACCTATCCGACTACAATAAAAACAGGACGGTATTGTGGGCGCATAGTTACGGCGAGCTGCCGGTGGGGACAAATATGTGGATCAAGATTAAGAAGGGTGTTGGTCTGGTAGCGGCTACTATATTTGCGCCACGACCGAAAGAATATCGCGGCGATTGGTTCCCGGACACAGTTAAGCATATGATGCAGACGGGACACCTCCGGGCGTTCTCGGTGGGCTTTGTGCCGCTGGAGGCAGAGGAACCAGAACAAAAGGAAGGGGAGAATCCATTAACCGCTTTGAGACGTATTTACAAAAAGTGGTTACTATTAGAATATTCTATCGTCCCGGTCCCGAGTAACCCGGACGCGCTGATGGCGATGGTAAAGAGCGGAGAGATCCACGACCTAAAGATGGTAGAGGACATGGGGATCAATAAAAAACAGATCGGCATAAACAAGGGAGAGGAGAAAGTGAAAGATAAGCTATATCTGGAGAAGTCTAAGATTTCCAAGGATGAGCAAACCTGGACCCTGTTGTTGGAGGCGGGGATAGAGTTGGTTTATGCCAGGGGAGATGATGGCGATGCGGTGGTCCGGGGTTTGATGTTTGACCCGGAGCGATTCGACGAAAAAAGCGCGGGAGAATGGTACGCCGGGCATAAATACATCGAGGAGATCGTGGGAGACGAAGCGATTAAGGGTGATGATGGGATGCCGACCAATGAAGCACTCCACGATTTATACGTCCGGACGATGGTATTAACCCAGAAAGGGACTCTGAGCGACGCAATGAAAGCTGGGAAATATAACTGCGAGTGTATCAGCTGTGGCCATACATTATCGAGCGATGAACATTGTGCCAATATTAAATGCCCTGAATGCGGTGGAGAAATGAGACGGCTTGAACGTCCGGGGCCGGGGAAGGATGGCGAGGACACAGCCAAGAATAAAGGTAGCTTAGGTGACGCCTCCGGGGTTATCCCTCCAGTAGAAGATAAGGATGGGGATGATAAAGGGCCGGGAGATGGCGATAACGATGACGATGGCTCCGATAATGGAGATGAAGGAGGAGAGGGCGATGACGAAGGCAAAGACAATACCGACGGCGAAGGGGATGACGGCGGTAATGAAGAAGAGGGAGATAACGCCGGAGGAGAAGATTCTGGTGAAGGCGATGGGGATAGTGACAACGGTTCTGGCGAAGATGACGAAAATACTCCTCCGGATGGCGGCAAAGGTGGAGAGGGAGACGGAGATGATGAAGGGGGAGAGAGCAGAGAGGGAGATGGGGACGGCACTCCGCCGGCGGAGGGAGAGTCGGATGATGAAGGGGATGGAGTAAATGATGTGGGCGGTGAAGGGGGAGATGCCGATAAACCCGGAGAAAGCGATGAAGATGAACAACCAAAGCCAGACGAAGAGGGAAAAGAAGATCAGGAAGAAGCGGAAGGAACGGGCGAGGATGAGCAGGAGGATGCAACACCGGGAGGCAATGAGGATGACTCAAGCGATAACAAGCCCGAGTTCGACGCCGAGGGCGAAGAGATCTTCGAGATCGTAACGGATGCCGGAAAGCCTGTGGCCAGGAAGGATTTGAAAAACCTTTTATCAGAATTATTATCCGAGAAGCTATTCAATGGGGCAATGGAGAAAGCATTCAAGGATACCCTGGAGGGGCAGTTAATCAAGATGCTTGAGGGCGCCGGGCTGGTTGCAAAAGAAAAAAGCAAAAAGATTGTTGACAATAAAAACCAGAGTGGTACATTAGGATCAAGTGACCCCGAGTTCGCCGACGAAACAGAAGCAATGACATGGCTGACCGAGACAGATGAAGGCCAGAAGTTCATGCTTGAGATATACACAAAGGAAGCGGGCCGGGTAACTTAGTTTTACCAACCTCCGTTGGAGATATCAGTCCTGAAAGGGGCAGAGATATTAGACGGGAACAATCGTTTAATGTTTTATAACCATAGGAGGTTACGCATGACGCGCAAACTTACCAAAAAAGACCTCGCGGACATTTTTAAGAATGCCGTGAAGGACCTCAAAGGCCCGGACAAGACTGTTGCTTTCAGTAACGAAGTCAGGGCAAAATTCCCGCATCGGGACCCCGTTGATGTACTTAAGGGTGGAATGTATTACACTCAGTTGCTCGGCCTGAAAGCCGCAGGTGGCGGAGAGATCAAGGCTCTTACCGATGACATCATGTACACCGGCGCCGATGGACAGGGCGGATATATCAATGCCCCGCGCGAGACCATGGCGGAGATCGTCAGGATTATGGAAGAGCAGTCAGTGGTTGCACGACTGGCGGACTTCCGGACCCAGACATCCGATGGTGTTAGAGTTGTAACCGATACATCGGCACTCACGGTGACCTATACCGATGAAGCCGTGGCCAAGACCGTCACCAAGCCGACATTGACCAAGGTCGATCTTGACCTGAAAAAGCCTGCTCTCCAGATTGTTATCTCTGATGAAGAGATCCAGGGGAGTCTGGTTGATATCGTTTCTTATCTCGATACCAAATGCGGAGAAGCATTCGGGCAGGACATGGATTATCGTTTCCTTGGTGTCGATGCCGCGACTCCCTATGACTCCATTCCCCATAATGCTCTGGTCAATGAGATTGATTTGGCAAGTGCGGATGCGGACGGCTTGACTTACGCGAAGTTTGTTGAGGCCAGTTGTTCTATTGTCAGCCAGGCCGCAGCCGGAGCGCGTTGGTTTATGCACCGGACCGTCTTGGGCGATTGCCTGAGTATTGTAGATGGTGTTGGCCGACCGATATTTCAGATGGATCCCACCGGAGTAGCATTCGGGACTATCCTGGGATTCCCGGTTGAGCTGGTTGAGAAGATGCCGGTTAAGACAGGATACGGAACTGGAGTTGTCCCGGTACTATTCGGTAACCTGAAGTATCTCCGGATCGGTGTGAAGCACGGTCTCCAGATTAAGGTCAGCGGCGATGTTACCGTGACCCTTGACGGGAACCTGGTATCATGTTGGGAGAACAACCTCACTGCACTCAGGGCCGAGGCTCGGAGAAGTGGTGCGCTGACTATCCCTTCGGCTTTCGCTCGTTTTGAAATGCCCTAACAACAGACCCAGTCCCGGTCCTCTGCATTGAGCGGGGGACCGGTGTCTGGGTTTTTTCTATCACCATGATAGGAGGATATGATTATGAAAAGTTTACTTAAAATTATGCTGGCAGTATTGCTGGCAACCTGGATCGTTCCGGCTATCATGGCGGCTGACGGTAATTTTACCGGCTACCCTGATGACCTCCAGATCTGGAAGGATAAAAATGAGCTGCGGGTCAGGGACACCGGGCAGATAGGATTCGGTGACGGGACCAGGACTGTTCCTGATGTTGCGGTTACCTATGATACTGAAAATGATGAGGTTAATTTCTCAAAGGGGATTAGTGTTGACGGAGGCATAACATCAACCGGGGAGATAAATCTTGGCGACGGAACCGGGGCGATTACTTTTAACTCCGGGACTTATAACACAAGCAACTCTGACGATGATATCACAAACGTCGGAGATATTGCCGTTGATTCAATCAGTGCTGACAATACGGTTGTATCTATTGATAGCAACTGGGACGCGGTTGGGGTGACTTGTTCAGACCTCGGGGCCGTTACTACTGCGGATATCAATGCAGGAACCTTTGATGGTGTTGTCGGTGGAACTACGCCGGCGGCTGGAGATTTCACAGTAATAGACGTCGATCAAACTCCAACAGCGAATGCCTATACCGACGCTATCCTGAGTACATGGGAAGCGGGTGCAGATATGGCCGCTGGCGGAAGTAATGGTATTTATGCCGTTGCTAAGCCGAATGAAGATGTACAGAACGCTTACTCGTTGCGGGGTAGGATGGACATGAGGGAAGCTGCCGAGGCTGTAGCGGTAAATCAGCTTCACGCCGTGGACGCGTTAATCAATTTCAATGAGACTACAGATTACACCATTACTGATAATATTTCGGTAGTTGGTGCAGCCGTTCATGGTGGCACTACCAGCGACATCGTGGATGGGTATGCTGGCGGTGTTAAGCCCGCAGGCTCCGTTAATCTATTCTTTGGAGTATGGGGACCGACTGCTACTCAGGATCTGGATTGCATAACCAATGGTGTTATGATCGCGGCACATGAAGATACTTATCTTGATTATGGTTACAGTCTCTTCAATTCTGGGACTTCAGTAGCTGGGTTGTATATCCTTAACCATCCTACTGAAGAGCCTGCAACTATGACCAATGGAATACTGATTGAGAGTGAAGCCAACCGGATGACGTATGGTATTAATTTGTCGGGTGCTGGTATTTCAACCGCTGATATCGTGTTCCAAGAAGGCGAAACACTTGATAATGCTACTAATGGCATCCTCAATGCCGTTGGAA